AAATTCCTGATTGCGAAAATTGAATCCAGCTATGGGGTTGATTCGACTCCCGTAGGTGGCTCCAACGCAATTCAGGTTACCAACCTGGATGTGACCCCAATTGAGTCTGACAACGTTCAGGCTGCGGCGTATCAAGGTTTTATTGGTAACAGCACTCGTTCAACCCTGGTTGCCAACAAGCGAGTCAGCGTCACTTTTGATGTTGAATTGGCTGGTTCCGGCACAGCTGGTACCGCTCCTGCTTTTGGTCCGCTGCTGAAGTCTTGCGGTTTATCTGAAACCATTGTTGCTTCTACCAGCGTTACTTATGCCGGTGTAAGCAGCAGCTTTGACTCTGCAACCATTTACTGCTTCTACGACGGCACCCGCCACAAGATCACTGGCGCACGTGGTTCTGTCACTTTCAACTTCACTGCTGGTCAGTTTGCTGTTGCCAGCTTCAACTTCATCGGGATCTACAACGCTCCTGACAACACTGCCTTGTCTGGCGATTTCACTGTTGCCAACCAAGCAGCAGCGCTTGAGGTAAACGACACCAACATGACTACGGCCACCTTCTTTGGTGAGTCCGGTCAGCGCATTGAGTCGTTTGATTTGGCTCTGAATAACGAGCTGGTTTACAAGGAGACTGCTTCTAGTAAAGAAGTGTTGATCACCAACCGTACCCCTGGCGGCACGGCAGTGATTGAAGCCCCTGCAATCGGCACCACCGACTACTTTGCTGATGCAGTTGGAGTTACCACGGCTTCGACAAACCTTGTGCTTGGTGCAACTGGGGGCAACATTATCAGCCTGACCACTGCTCAGACTGATGTTACTGGAGTATCCTACGGCGATACCAACGGTGTCGTCTCACTGTCAATGCCCTACCTGGCTTTGCCCAGCACCAGTGGCAACGACGAGCTGGCACTAGCTTTCACCTGATTCTGCGTGGCATTCGTTCTCAAGAAGACTGCTTCCTACAAGTGGGAAGTCAAGGTTGAAGTCCCTGTTGACGGCAACCAATTTGAAACTCAAGCGTTTGAGGCAGTCTTCAAAAAGATCAGCCGTTCAGCTTTTAATAATCTCGTCGACAAGGGTGATGACGCTCTTGTTGGCGAGATTTTGCTTGGCTGGGAGGGCGTCACTGATGAAACAGGCAAGCCTGTGCCATTTACGGAAAAAAACAAGCAACAGCTTTGTGACGACCCCTATGTCTTGCGTGCCTTAATTCAGGCTTACGCGGACAGCGTGACTGGAGTTACCGCAAAAAACTAAAAGACGCCGCTGAGTACTGGGCAAAAGGCGGCGTTGTTGATGAGCGGGAGTCTGATTTAAAAGCTCTGGGTGCAAGCCCAGAACAGATTGCCGCATCAAGAATTCAGCCAGCAGAGCAGCACTGCGAGGTGTGGGAGGAAAACTGGGACATCGTCTTGATGTTCGTCCGTATGTCGACGCAATGGCATACGAGCATGGCGGGGCTTACGGGATTGAACTACCCGAGTCTTGAATGGCTCTGTAAGCTGTATTCAGTCAAGGATCCTGTTGCCATCTTTGAGGGCGTACAGGTGATGGAAATGGCAGCCCTTGCGGTCCTCAACAAGAAAAGCTGATGGCAATCTCTAGCGCGACCGAACTAAAGATTCTCGTCAAAACGGCTGGCGAGCAAAATCTCAACCGCCTTTCCCGTCAGCTTGAAGGCATTGGCAAAAATACTGCAAGTACTAATTTTAAATTTGATAAATTTTCACGTTCACTAAAAAGGCAAGAGCAGCAAGCAACAAAAAATATCAGCAACCTTCGCACATTTGCTGGCGCATGGCGTGAATTGGCAAACAGTGTTGATTACACAAGTGTTCAATTTAGAGAAGCCAATCGTGAAGCGCAAAGACTTGAAAAGCAATTAGCAAAAACACAGCAAGCAGGTAGGGGCGGAGGTTTAGCCCGAGCCGCCCGAACGGGTGGAGCCATTGCCGCCGCTGGAATCTTTGGTGGTCCCGAAGGTGCACTGGGCGCAGGCATTGGTGCAATTGCTGGTGGTCCTGTTGGTGCTGCTGTTGGTGGTGCAATTGGTGCACAGGTTGGGCAATTTAGGCAACAATTAGGCGGTACCGCAACGTATGCAGCAGATCTACAAAAGCAGCGACTAGCACTTCAGCTAGTAACTAAAAACGCTCAAGAATATCAGCGTGCATTGAAATTTATTTCAACAACAAGCAGGGAGTTGGCAATACCGCAAGACATTCTTACCCGTCAATTTACAAAGCTTTCGGCATCTGTTATTGGCGCTGGTGGTGATGTTGCTGAAACAGAAAAAGCCTTTATCGGTGTTACTGCTGGTATTCGCGGAACGGGCGGAAGTTTGCAGGACTTGGATTCCGCACTGACTGCAACTTCACAGGTATTTAGTAAAGGCAAGGTTTCTGCTGAAGAACTGCGTCAGCAAATTGGTGAACGTTTGCCTGGTGCTTTCAGTTTGTTTGCCGAATCCTTGGGTATGACGCCCCAAGAGCTTGATAAGGCTCTTGAAAAGGGACAGGTAAGTCTGCAAGATTTTCAAAAATTTGCAGAAAAACTTTTTAAAGAATATGGTGATGCAGCCAAAATTATTGCCGATAGCCCTGCAGCAGCTGGCGACAGACTCAAGACTGCTTTGTCGAACTTATCTGCTTCTGTTGGCACATTGCTGCAGCCTATCGGTGCAGCATTTCAAACAACTTTTGCAAACATTGCGAATGCAATTAGTAACGCTGCAGATGAGCTAAACAAATTCTTCGGAATCGCGGGCAAAGCCAAGATGAGAAAAATAACGGAAGCCATGCAGAGAGAAGCGGCAAATATAACTAGACTTGAAAACAAAAGAAAACTAATTAAATCAAGCCCAAGCATGAAAGAAAAAGCTATGGGCATTGAACCGGAAACTTATTTTTTAGACAGACAAATCACACAAGCTCAAGCAAGCTTCGACAGACTGCAACAGGAATTGTTTGGTTTGCAGGCAGTTAACAGAGCGACGCAAGGTTTGCGCAAGGACAAGCCAAAAGGACTTCCTTCAATTGACCTGACTAGCGGTACTGGCAAAGGAAAAGGCGCACCAGATTATTCTGTACAACTTGCCGACGCATTGATTGCTGCGCAAAACGAATTAAACCCAATTAAAAAAATTCAGCTTGAATATGATGCTGAAATTTTAAAAATCAACGAAAGCAAGCTCAAGCCCGAGCAAAAAAGGGTTGCTTTAAACGCCGCTGCGGCAAAACTTAATGAACAATCTATAAGACTTGGACAGAAGATGGGGGCAGGCCTTGTTGACCTGATTGAAAAAGATGAAAAACGCAAAGCGCAAGCTAAAGAAGCAATTCAAAATCTTGAAATTGAAGCTGGCATCCTTGATGAAAGAGCAGCTCGCGAAATAAATCGCGAAAGGTTTATTAATGAATTCAAAAAGAACAACAATGACTTGACCAAAGACCAGCTTGACCGCATCAATAAGGCCTTTGATGAAATCAATAAAAAAGCAAGTGAGTCATTTTTGCTAATGCAGCAAATCAGTCAAACAGTGGCTACGTCGCTAACTGATGCCTTTATGTCATTGGTAAACAATGCAAAATCGTTACGCGACGTATTGACAGACGTTCTAAATCAAGTCGCTCGGTTGCTCGTGCAAGCTGGGACTCAGGCATTTCTAAAATCTATACCTGGCCTTGGCAGCTTTTTTGCAATGGGCGGGGTTATGAGTGGCAATGGTCCAGTCGCTCTGAAGCGTTACGCACGCGGCGGCATTGCAAACAGCCCACAACTTGCAATGTTTGGTGAAGGCAGTACTCCTGAGGCTTACGTGCCACTTCCGGATGGTCGCAGTATCCCCGTCAAAATGAAAGGCGGTGGCAATGGTGGCAACGTAGTCGTTAACGTCGACGCCAGCGGAAGCAGCGTTCAAGGCAACCAGCAAAATGCAGGCGCATTGGGACGTGCCATTGGCGCTGCAGTGCAGGCAGAATTAGTTAAGCAGAAGCGTCCGGGAGGCTTGCTCGCCTAATGGCTACTTTTAACGACGCCACTGTTGGTACCAGTACTGGGGGCACAACGCCTGATTTTGGCGCCTCCAAAAAAAGCGACCCCATCACTCGCATTGTCAAATTTGGGGATGGTTACGAACAGAGATTGACTTTTGGATTAAATCAAAATCCAAAGCGATGGGACCTTGCCTGGACTGCTACCAGCAATTCTGACGCTGATGCAATTGAAGCCTTTTTTGATGCACGAGCTGCTGATTCAGCAAGTTTTGACTGGACCCCATTAGACGAGTCAACCTCTTACAAATGGGTCTGTGAATCTTGGACGCGGGTACATCAATATGCAAACATCAATGAAATTAAAGCTACGTTCCGCCAAGTCTTTGAACCGTAATGGCTGTCCCGTTTTCCGATCTACAAGAGGTCAATCCCGGCGCAATTATCGAGCTGTTCAAGCTGGAGTTGAACAACGATATCCACGGCACTAACACGACATACCTGTTCCATGCAGGTAGCAATTTGAACGCCAATGGGGCGTTGGTGTGGAACAGTGAGACCTATTTGAGGTTTCCTGTTGAGGCAGATGGCTTTGAGTACAGCGGCACAGGTCAGCTGCCCCGTCCGACAATCAGGATCGCCAACTTAAACGGCACGATTACCGCACTTCTTTTGACGCTGCCAAACGGTTTAGAAGGTGCCAAGGTTACGCGCATCCGTACCCTGGCGCGGTATCTCGACGCATCTAATTTCCCAGGCAACACTAATCCTTACGGCACACCGGACCCGACAGCTGAGTTTCCACAGACAATTTTTTTTGTTGACCGCAAGTCAGCTGAAACGCGAGACATCGTTGAGTTTGAACTTGCGGCTGCATTTGACCTTGCTGGAGTAAAGGCACCCAAGCGCCAGTGCATCGCCAACCTGTGTCAATGGATTTACAAGGGTGACGGCTGCGGCTACGACCCCAACCCTTCTGCCACTGGAACGTATAACCGCAAGTATTTAAGTTCTGCGACGTACTCACAATCAGGCACGACGATTACGGTCACTAGCAGTTCACACGGTATTTCTGCCAATGAAATTGTTTATTTAACACGCACCAAAGAATTTACCGCGACTTACGAGCAGTCAGCTCCTAGCACAAATGTCCAAGGGGATAGGAATTTTATACCGACAACTTATCCCTTGGTTGTCACAAAAGCAGGACACGGGCTTTCGGCGGGAGACGAAGTTGTCTTGACTTTCACAAGTGTGTCTCCATTTGGAGCAACCCAGCCAAGCAATGGGTCTTTCACAATCACAGAGGTTACTCTTAGCACATTTACGGTTACCAGGAATTACACCGAGACAGTGGACATCAGCGGAAATGTAACTGTTTCCATGATCCGTCCGGCTAATTACTATGAAGTTACCAGCGCTAGCACAAATACTTTTACTGTTTCCGACAACACGTCACGCACTGAGTCTGGCTCCGCAACAGTGGACTGGCTAAAGGTAAGCATCAACTCGCACCAACTAGAGGTGGGCGAATCTGCTTACTTTATATTCAACACTGGCGACTTGGCATCTGCTCATCTTGTCCCTGCTACAACGACGACAAATACGATGACCTTTAGGGTTAACGACGAGATAACGACTAGTGGCAATGTGACAATGACGCAATGGTTTGAACGTAACAACGAGGCAACAACCGTTAGCGCATCCGACGCTTGTGCCAAGACATTAGCGGCGTGCCAACTTCGATTTGGCGAAGCTGGACAGCTGCCTTTTGGTGGATTCCCCGGTATTGGAGCGTTTAGGTAATGAGTTGGCGCGAAGCAGCATTGGAGCACGCCAAGGCTGAAGACCCCCGCGAGTCATGCGGTCTGGTTGTTGTTATCAAAGGCGTCGAAACCTACTGGCCGTGTCAAAACCTTGCTGACAAGTCCGACCAGTTCATCCTTGATCCTGAGGATTATGCGGCTGCTGAAGATGCTGGTGAGGTGGTCGCAGTTGTCCACAGCCACCCATTTACGCCTGCAATTCCAAGCGAAGCGGATCTGGCGTGCATCGAGCAGAACGACCTGCCTTGGTACATCGTCAACCCAAGGACTGAAGCGTGGAGCGCTGAACTACGCCCCAGGGGGTACAAGCCTGAACTGATCGGCAGGCAGTGGATTTGGGGCGTAACCGATTGCTGGACTTTGGCGCGGGATTGGTACAAGCAAAACGGCATCAGTCTGCCTGATTGGGAGCGTCCGGTCACACCTGAGGAGTTTGAAGCTGAGCCGCTGTTTGAGCAGCATTGGCGTGAAGCTGGTTTTATCGAGCTGGAACCTGAACAGGAGCTGCAGGCCGGTGATTTTCTGTTGATGGCTATCCGCAATCAGCATTTAAATCACTGCGGCGTTTACCTAGGTGATCAACGAATCCTGCACCACATGCGACGACGTTTATCCTCCCGCGATTTGTACGGAAGTTGGCTGATGAAATGCACCGGACGTAGATTGCGCCATAAGCAGCGTCTAGGATGAGCGGAGGTTAGCTGGGACGATGCTGCGTAAGATTCGCGTCTACGGCAAGCTGGC